TTTCACGACCACGGATAGGTAGGCCGACCGAAAAGCGCGCGTCCTGCGCGCGCCGGCCGTGGTCCCTCATACCCGGGATCTGCAGGAGATACCCCATGCAGCACATCGTCCACGCGACATTCGATGGCCTTCAGGCCCGGTTCACTGATGACGGCTGGTTCGACGCTACTACGGCAGCAAAGCGCTTCGGTAAGCGTCTCGATCATTGGCTGGCGAACGCGGAGACCAAGCAATACATCGCCGCCTTAGCTAAAGCGCTAAATACCCGTAATCCCGGTGATTTTGTCCGCGCGAGCCGAGGCAGAAACGGATGCACATGGCTGCATCCGAAGTTGGCGGTTGCGTTCGCCCGGTGGTGCGACATCGACTTTGCCGTCTGGTGTGACTTGCAGATCGACAGACTGGTCCGCGACGGAAACGCCCGCATCACCGACGCCGAGCGCGCTCATTGGCATGCAATGCTCGAGCTCGACAAGCGCGACGAAACATCGAAAATCCGCGCCTCGTTCGGCTCGCACTTGATGTTGCGGCGGAAACGCGAACTGCCAGACATAAACGCGGAGCGAGAGCGACTTAGCGCACTCCTGCAACCCTCCCTTCTCACCCACTGAACCCGGCTCCGGCCGGGTTTCTTCGTTTACGGCCATGACACAAGCACATGAACTGCGCGAGACGTTGACGGTGGACGTCATCACTCCCGAGCACGCCGACCGCGTCACAACACCCCTCTTCCGACACACGAAGAAGGCGCTTTTTGACAAGGTCGAGCCCGCGATCACGATCCCGCGCGAAGAACCGGGCCGCTGTTGGATCTGCGGACAGACCGAGGCCGAGCTCGGACAGCCGCTCGAAGCGCATCACTTCGGCGTTGAGCGCAGCTTTGCCGAAGGCAAGCTCCGATGGGATCGCATCAAGGCCGACTACCCGCACTGGGATTGGTCGAAATTCGATCCCGACAACCCCTACACCTTCATCGACGACATGGAAGCACAGGGCGTTCTGCTCTGCAAAGAGCATCACACGGGCAAAGGCACCGGCATTCACGACATGCCCTTCAGCCTGTGGATCATGCAGCGGTACCTCGAGGACGGTGAGCAGTTCTCGCCGACCGAAGTCATTCATCACGATCCGGAGCATCTATGAACAAAGCAATCATCAGCGGCGGCCTCACGGTCAGTGCCGCCGAACTCGTTCCGACAGTGGAATGGGCCCTGGGTGGCTTCAAGGGGCCTGCGCCGGCCAACCTTGCAGCGCTCATCGCCGGCGCGCTCGTCATGGCTTTCCACGCTGGCTATAACGCATGGGCCGCGCGCGCGGCGAAGAGCGAAGCGCCCGCACAATGAACCGTCTATCGCTCGCGCTGACGCTCGTCGCGCTCTCCGGGTGCGCCGGCCACGCCGAATACTCGGTCAAGCCGTTCTACGAGCCTGCCGTCGGCCGGATGGTTTGCTGCGACGCGACCGTTAGCTCGAGCCGCGACGTCGCGGCGGTCACGGTCGATGCCATCAAGACCGGCGACGATTACCGCATCCACTTCACAGAAACCGGCGTCTCGGCCACTGCGCCGATCGCCGCGGAAAGCCAGTCCACCACTGCCGTCGCCGGCGCCGTCTCGAACGCCGCGGTGGCCGCCATCAAACTCACCAAGTAGGGAATCTCCATGAAACGCACTCTCATGCTGCTCGCGGCAGGCGCCATCGCGCTTGCTCTCACGGCCTGTGGAGGTACCGCGCCGCCCCTGACCTTCCAACAACAAGTCGCAATCGCCTGCGGCGCCGCAAACGGCGAAATCGCCATCCTGCAAGCCGACGGGGTGTTCACCGGCGGCGCGGCCGACACGCTCATCAAAACGGTCAAGCCAGCAGTCTCCAAGGTCTGCGCCGTCGGCGCGTCGGTAACGAAACCCGATCTGCAGACGGTCGTCAATGCGACGCTGCCGCTCGTGAAATCACTGGTGGATTCGTCATCTCTCTCGCCGGAAAAGATCCGCGCGGCGGATGCGGCGATCGATACCGGCGTGCTCGCATTCAATGTGGCGATCAGCCTTGCTCCGACCTTGACGGCAACGGCTGCGTCGGGGCCGGCCGCCGCATCAACGCCGCTTGCCGGCGAGCCGTTGAAATGACGCCGCGCGACTACGCGCTGATTGCGCAGGAGGCGTACACCGCGGCACCGGACATCGGTAAAGCGGATAGCGCCTCCCGTGCGATCGTGCGCCAGACTGCGGACGGCCTGGTGGTGGCATTTCCGGGATCAGACAACGCGGCGTGCTGGGAAGTGGACTTCGATGCGGAGCCCATCGCAGTAGCCGGGGCGGGTCGTGTGCATGGCGGCTTCTGGCGCGCCTGGCAGGCGATTTCGGTTGACGTGCTCGCTGCCATCGGCGGCCGGCCCGTGACGCTTGTCGGGCACTCGCTGGGCGGCGCGCTCGCGATCATGTGCGCGATCGAGATGGTGGTATCAGGGAACGCGCCGGTGGCCGTGTATGGTTTCGAGCCGCCGCGCGTGAGCCCCGGCGCCGACATTGCGACGCTGCTCGCGCGCGTGCCGGTGACCCTCTATCGCAACGGCCTGGACATCGTGCCGACCCTTCCGCCGGACTGGGAGCATGCGGCGCCCCTCGTTTCGATCGGGACTCCAGAATTGCCATTCCCGAATACGCTCGATCATAAGTTGGAGCGCGTCATCACAGCCCTTGGCGCTGCGGTCACCGAGCCCTCACCGGCCGCTTAGGGAGTCCGGGCGCCGGCTCATCGTCAGAGCCGGTTGCCCGGACCCAGAAAGCGCACCCATGCGCGCCATCGGCATGCACCTGTTGCCGGCCGCCGTACAGACAGATGACGTGCGGCGTCCCGGGCTCGTCGAAGCCCCAGTGCTCGCACTGGCGGCAGGGAGGGGCGTTGCCGTACGGATCTTTCAGGCTGTTGGACATTTCGACGACCGATATACTGTATGTTTGTACAGTATATCGCTTTGACTCGCGCCGTCCGAAACGGGTGCGCCAGCCCCGCCACCCTCATCCTCCGATCACGCCTACGCTGCCCGCCGCGGCCTGAATGGGACGACATTTGTTGCGTTCCCGCTCTCCGGCTCATGGCCATCGCTGCATTTTGCTATGAACCGCGCCCATGCCTCCATCGCCGCCCGGCGCTCCGGTATTTCTTCGCGCACGTCATATACGCCTTCAACACCCTTGATCTTGTGATTCAGGGCGATCTCGCTGATCTCGCGCGAAAAGCCCATGTTCCGCAAATGCCCCTTGGCCGTTGACCGCGTGTCATGCGGAGTAAAACGACGCATATCAAGGCCGCGCTCGTCGAACGCTTTGGTGATGGCATCGCGCAAGATTCTTCGATTGACGTGCCCTGTCTTACTGTTCTTGGTGCGCGCTGGGCATAGCCATTTCGAGTCACCAGACAGCGCGACCAACTCGCGGAACCACTCCACTACGAGGGGTGCCAGCGGTACGAGGAACTCCTCTCTCGTCTTGGTCGCCTCGGCCCGGATGCGCCATGAACCGCGATCGAGATCAATCAGCGCTTTCTCTGCCGTGATGAGCTCGATCGACCGCACGCAGGTCGCGAGTAAGATGCGGAACATGAGCCCATCAACCCGGCCGATGAGCTGATCGATGTCGCGCAGCAGGACATGCAGCTCTTCCGCCGACAGCATCACGCGCTTACGTTTGGGCGGCCGAGCACCGAGCACCGACTTCAAGTCAATTCCGGTGGCCGGATTGAAATTGATCTGTCGGCGCGAAACGGCATGCCCGAAGACGCTTCGCAATACGACCATCAGCATGTCGCAAATAGACCATGGGCGTCCGCATGTCTCGATCATGAAAACGACATCGGCCGGCATGACGGTTTCGACGTTGAGCGATCCCAGCTTTGGCCGGATGATGCCATCAATCAGGCCCGTGTACATCTCGACCGTATTTGCCGATAGGGCACCGAAACGCTTCTCGATGTAGTCGTCGCATAGCTGATCCACCGTCATCGACTTGCGCGCGCGGGCTTTCTCGACCTTCTTGTCGGCCGCCGGGTCTTTCCCTTCATCCACCTGGACGCGAAGCGCACGCGCCTTCTTTCGGGCTTCAGCCAAGCCCATGTCCGGGTAGTTCCCGAGCGTAATTTCTCGACGCCGCGGTCCGCGGCTATATCGAAGCACCCACGTCGCGGTCCCAAATTCCGACAGGGTGAAGGTCAGACCTTCGCCATCAGCGCGAGAAAGGGGTTCTTTGGCGGCGACCCAGCGGCGCAACTGGAGGTCGTCAAGCGCATGGTGGAGGCGTGGCATTTTTGCATCTCGGGAGTTGAGCCACGATTATTCCTGCCCGAAAGCTACCAAACAAGCTACCATAAATTCGCGTTTCACGACGTTACACCCCATCACATGACGACACGCTAAGCCCATGATTCTATGTGGGTATTTATTTTCTCGCGATACACTGCGAGACACGCGTTCACACTGTCAGAATTAAGGGGTGCTTATGTCAGCCGAATCACTGAGCCCTTATCTGGCATGGGATTTCGGCTAGTTGCATCCGCCTTTTGTGGGCGTAGCTACCACCCTGGCTACCAAAAATTCGCGAAGGCTGTCGTCCGTGATCCTGGAGGAGTTCTCGCCCAGCTGGATGCGGACAATCTTGCCCTCCCGGGCCATCCGATAGACCGTGTTGCGGGAAACGCCGAGCGCGGCGGCGGTAGCGTTGATCGTGTGAAGTTTCGGGAGAACGGTGCTCATTGTTCCGGATCCTCGATTTTCGGGTGTTGCGGGATTGCTGTAGTGTGGCAATTGCGGCCCGAGCGGGCACAGACGCGCCGCCCAGGCAGGGAAGAAAATCGGTGTTTCGACTGGTGTACGGGCCGCAGGGAATGCGGCGGCAGGCAACGCAGCTCAGAAGAGCTCGCCCTGTTCGGTGAGCGGTGGCGACCATGAAATACCGCGCTCGCGCTCAATTCGGCGCCGCGCGTTCTCACGTACGGCGTGTCTGAGGCGGTCGGCCTCGCTCTGTTCGATCGGCTGCGCCGTCGTGTCCTGCGACCCGGCGTGCTCGGGGCAGTAGTCGCGTGTGTCAAAGCCGCCGATGGGCTTCTGCGCCTTGATGTGTATCCATCCGCGGTACTCGGCGTGACCTCGGCACAGAGGCATGTTGCACGTGTACGGCGCGGCCAGCGCGCGATACTTCCGCTCGGTACCGTCGATACCGGTCGCTCGAGCGCCGATCGGCCATCCAAACGTGTAGTCGCACAGCAGCGTTGCCGGCTCGTTGCAGTAGAAGCACCGATGTTGCGGCGGCCGCATCAGAACAGCGCTCCTTGCGGGGCTTCATGAAGCGGCTCAGCCTTCGGCTTTGCGGCGATGGGGTCAGGCGCAGGCACGGTCGGCGCGCGATAGACGGTGCCTCCGTCCGCCAGGCTGGCGAAAAGCCCGCGTATGGCGTCGTAAGCGCTCGCGCATGCAGTGGGCCGCCCGGGCACGAACCAGCCCGCGTTGTGCGGTATGGCATCGTTGAACACGCACCCAAGATCTTGCGCGAGCGCGGCCAGCGCGGACTCGGTGGTCTCGTGCAAATTCGCCGATGGCGGGGCGGTCAGAATCGGCCGCGGGAGCGCGGCTGGCGCGCCCGAGGCGGCAATGACGGGCGCCGGCGGCGCAAGCAGCTCATCGGCGCCCCACTCTGGCGGCGGCACTCCGGGGCCCGGCGTGACACTCCGGCCCGTGAGCATCTGCATGAACTCGTCGACGTTCGGGAACCACCGAACCGCCGCCATATCCACGATCGCCTTCTTCGCGAGATCGCGATGCGTCAGCACATAGCCGGTGACTACGTAGCTGCATCGCTGTTCGATCCGGGCGGCCTTCGTGTTCGTTAGTGCCATGATCGCGTCGAGGCATGGCACTGCCCCTGCGCCGGCTACCTCTGTGTCAGCGAGATCGGTCATCCCTCGCACCCCATCTGATAGTCGCCGGCGCATGTCGGCGAGCAGAACTGCATGATCCGTTCGAGCACATACTGCCGGCGCGCGACCGGATTCCAGCCGCGATCCCGGATCCTCGCGTTGTGCACCGCGTCGATCGGTTCCCCGCACTGCGGGCACCGGTCGCCGGCCCTAAGCGGTTCGTCCATGACTCTCTCCGTCGTTGATAGTGGAGGGATCGTCGATTTTTTTCCTGCTCGCCGCAATGACCGCCCTCGCCTCGTCCACCATCGGGCCCCAGCGCGCGACGAACTGTTGCGCACTGACGAGCGCGCAGTCGGCGCACTCTTCGTCCCACCGCTTCCCGTGGGAGCACCCATCGCCGATGATGCTCGTAGTCATGAAATCCTCCTGAATTCCAAAACCCACACCCACGGGTTTTGCGACCAACCACAGCCGCGCTCGTCGTTAAGGCTGTCCCAAAGTGTCTGAAACGAATGGATTGGCGCGATTTCTCGACCTTCTGGAAACCATCCATCGACGGATTCGTAGCATCGCCAACGACGACAAATCTGACCGGCGATGTAGTCATCGCGATATTCGATCCCCTCGGCCCGCGCACAATCGGCGCTGATCGACTGAAGGCGCTCGACCCGCACACCTGTGATTTCGAGCGTGATGCGCGACGCCCAGAGAGGCATAAAGCGGGCGTGCCGATACCGACCGGCGCGCGGCTCGCCATCGTGAGGCGGCGTGCTCGTATGCTCCCAGTTCACGCGGTGGCCGTCGGCCTCGTATTGAATCGGCGCCCAAGGCTTCGTATAGCCGGCATCGATGCACATCTCCGCGATGCGTGAACCGCTGTGCGCATCGAGCTCGGAAATGCTGCGCCACGCCTCGCGCACCCGTAGATGAGCGCCTGGCTGACCCTGCTGGCAAGCCAAGCATTCGCCGGTGCGCGTATGCCAAATGCCACCTTGCAGCGGCACTGTATCGCCGGCGGCAGTGCGGCCACCATTCGGGGCGCCGAATGTCATCGGCTCCCATGCACCGAGCGGATTGCTGTGTGGTAGTTTTACGATGCGCCGCGTCTGCGTCTTGCGGCCATCAAGAATGGCCCGTACCATCGGGCCAGAAAACAGAATGGAGTGTTCAGTCATGACTAATTCGCATGGTTTTCCAATTCTTCGTCGTGGCAACGATTTAGTCTTCAATCACCTGAACGGAGACGCCGCGCTTCAAGTTCAGGTAACCCACGAGTGCCTTGGCGATATGCTCGGCTCCGATGGTTCTCAGGAGGGGGATGAGAAAGCTTTATTGGAAAATCTAGACCGCATAGTCGCGATCGCTACCGAGAAAGCACGTCTCGGGGCCAACTCTCCGATTTTGGTCAAGAGGTCTGATTTTTGAGGGTGCGCGAAAAGCTGGCTGAATTCGCTTCCCCTAAACTGGCTGCCATCGGAAAGTCGTCATGCGCGCGGCCATCGAGAAGGCGTCCGGCGGCTTTCTTGCCCCGACGCTTCGCATTCACACGTGCCCAGTAATCTGACCCGCGCGGCGGCCGCGTTTTCTCGCGAAGCTTCATGCAGGCGCGGCAATGGCGAGTTCCATTGCCCGCGACGTAGGTGTTTTGCTCGTCGAAAGCGTGACCATGGATGCAGTGTGTTTTCTTCGCTCGAGCGCTGTCGCGTTTAGCGTGGCATAGCGTGCATACGGGCTGAACCTCGAGGTGATGCTCTGCCGCATAGCCGAGATAGTGGTCATATTCGTGCCGCCGCTCGCCGGGAACATGCACATGGCCGCAGTCTTCGCACGGCAACGCGTTTGGATGTGGGCGACGGCCGCTCCGAACTTCGACGTTGATGCGTTGGCGCGCCTGGACCTTGTCCCCGTCACGGGCAGGCTTCGGTGCTGGTCCGGGTCGCCCAGTAGCCGGATTTATAGGAGCGGCCGGGCTCGTCGTGTGATCGCACCATTCGATTTTGGTGTTTTTGCTCACTTCCCACCTCCGGCCTTTCCGTTTGCCTCGACATCAAGCGCTACGGCGAGCGACTTTTCGTTGTGCACGCGGCCCGCGATGATGACCGTGGCATCGCGCTGTGCGATCAGTTCGAGCAGCGTGCGCAGCCGGATCGCGTCCTGCATGGTCTCGGCCTCGTGGGTGAGGTGCGCGGCAAGCTCACGTTTGTCCATTGGCGGTCTCCTTCTTTACCTTCGGTTCTGCGATCGGCAGCTTCGACCATTCCTTCTCGCTAAGAACAAAAGGGGTGCATCTCGGACGCCTGCACATCACATAACCACCGGATCGAACCATGAACCGTATTGGGCCGATATCGTCCTTGCGCTCTCTCGGGTCGATGTAAGGTTTGCTCATCTACCGGCCTCCTTCTTCTCTGCGGCGATTGCGGCGTCTATCCTCACGTCGAACGCTTGACGCGGCTCCTTAGCGCAGCATGTGAACCCCGGCATGCGCCACTCGAAGGCGCCGCTACGACCTGCTGGTTTTCCCCATGACCTGCCGAGCAGCCACCGATACCGCTCCGCGTCGCGCTTATCCTCGCTCGCCGTGTCGATGGGAGGGTGGGCGTAGACCTTGCGTCGATTGCTCGGGAGGCGTTCGGCGTAATATTCGGCCGTCACGTCTGCATAAAAACCCGTCCGCTCATTCCATACCTGATAGATCGGCTTCTGCTCCTTCGCCGCCACGATCTGCGCTTCAAGGTCAGCAATCCGTTTCCTCAACTTCACCTCTTCCTCCGACTGCCGCTCGCAGTCGGCACGGAATTCGAGGCGGTCGCGCTTGTTTTCGGCTTCGAGCACCTTGACGCGCTCCAATGCCTCAGAGCACTGATCGAAGAGACTCGTGTATTCGAGCGCTTGCTGTTGGATGCGTGCGGCCTGGGCTTCGATCAGATCGGCGGCTCTCTCCGCACGTGGGCTGCCCATGTGCCGTAACCAGTGGCAAAGCTCTTCGTGGTTCGTCGTCACGACTCCTCCGCATGTGAGGCAAGAAGTCCAAAAATGCTGGCAAGGAGTGCAATTAGCAACGTCACGTTCCAGCCATTTACATCTGCGTCGCTACGAACTGCATATGCGACAGCACCAGTGCTTACGGACGCCGAAAAGGCAATTGCGCCTTGTCGAATGGTGTTTCGAATCACGATCCCTCCTTCAGCCCACGTATAGCAGCACCTACGTCGACCTGATCGACGATGCAGCCGTCCCATATCTGGGCGATTTGCTCAATCGTCTCTGCTCTAACCGCATCGGCTATTGCGCGTCTCAGCATAGCCTCGGTGCAATAACCTTTTTCTTTGCGAAATTTCGCATACGCCGTATCAATCACGCTTATCAATTCAGAATCAGTCACAAATCCTCCCTCAGCACTTGACGAATGCTTTCGTGAAACGCCTCGGTGATCTCTTTCAGAACCGCCTCGCGCGCGGCGCGTTCGACAGCAGCCGCGAACGCCTGATACGTGAATGGCCGCGTCGCGTTGAATATCGCGGTGATTTGGTCAGGCGTCAGCATCGCCGGCTTCCTTCACTGCGCGTACTGCCCAACGCGCATCATCCTGCCCACGAAAGAACGATAGCCGCGCCCATTCGGGCCAAGCAATCTGGGGCCAAGGTCCTATATAGTCGGCGCGTATCGAACGCTGCCCCAGTGAATAGAACCACCGCTTTCCGCTCACGATTTCCCCTCCGCCCGATCAAGGCGCTCGATTTCGGCGAGGGTCATGGTAGGACCATGATACGAATCCTCATCTGACCTCATCACGAGCGCCCAGTTAAACCGGTGTCCAGACTCAGCCATCCTAGCTATATGGTCGCGCGCCTCGCGTTCGGCTGTGTCAATGTCGCCGTAGTAGACCTTGACAAATTCGCCGCAACCATTCGCGCCCATAGTCTGGCCGCACGGTTTGTTGTGCCCCTTCGTGCTGTATGCCATGACAACAGCGGGGCGGCGCGGAAGCGCCGTGCTCACCCCTGGCGATGCTGCCGCGCGGGCCATAATCTGCGCACGCAGTTTGTTCGAATGCTCAATAACACGCATAGAGCACGCCTCGCCTTTTATTGCAAGCTCGCGCTGTGTTGCCGCGAACTCGTTCAATAGCAAGTCAAACGCCCCGCGCTCGTCCCGTGCTGCTGCTGGCGTCGGGGCGGCATTATGGCGCTCATATTTGGTGCTCAAGATGGGATCGACTACAGAAACCAACTCGCTGATCAATCCTGCTGCCTCATCATTGCTGTCGGCGTCAGTCATGCGGTCGTAAAGACCGCTTGAAATTAGCTGCCGTCCAATCAGCGCATATGCGCATTCCGCCTGCTCCGCGCTTGCAGCGAGCCCAGCAAGCGCAAGATCAGCGAGGTTCGCCAGCACTTCGGCGCGTTCCTCGATGCGCATCCACTCGACGCCAGCGCGAGACACCCTGCGTGCTTCGTCGCGAAGCTTATCGATCTCATCGGCAGTTGGCATATGCATGACGCACCCAGGCCCGTCCGAGACATCGACAACGCTACCCGCGCTTGCAGCGAGACTTGCACGGCCAGCTTGGAAGCCCCGCCAAGCCGCCTCTGTTTCGCAGTCGCAAAAATCGCTTACGCGCTCGTCGTCGAAAACTCCGGCAGCGAGGCACGCCTCGAACGCCTCGCGCTCGTCCTGCGCTGCTGCGGGCGTCGGGGCGGTGTAGACGATGCGCCGCTGATCCTCGGGTAATGCGTCGAATCGATCTTTGGCAACCCGACGCCACGACACTTCGAACCTGCTTTCGATTCGCTGTTCGTAAATCGGCTCGGCCTGCCCAGCGCTGGCGAGGATGGCGCGGGCATTCCACGCCTCAATTGATTTGTCCGGCGGCGTGGTTGCCTTGGTCGAACATCCGCACGATGTGCACTGCACCCCGCCGTTATACGTTGCCGCTTGGCTTGGTTTCCCTATCAGATGGAATGGGTAGTAAATTTTGGCGCTGCCCCCGCAAAGCGGGCACGGTTTCAACTCACTCATGCTTACCCCCGTTGAGAGTGGAGAGAAGGGCGTTCCCATCGGGCGTAACTTCGAAGTGCGTGCAACGGAGCAAGCCTCGACTGACCCATTCAAGCAGCTTCTCGTAGCTCGTTGTCGTTTCGCCGCAGTCCTCGAATTCGTGGTCCGTTTGAGCGAACAACGCCATGTCGTCATCACTCAACGCCGCTTGCTGCTCCCCCTTCGGTTCGGCCGCGCGGAGCTCATCCGCCGCTTCTTCGTAGGTGAGCATGTTCTGCTCGGCGTAATCCTGAACGCGCGCCTGTTCCTCTGTCAGCGACAATGGATCCCCCTTCGGTTCGGCCGGTGCGGGGGCGGCGATGGTAGCAATGGTCGTCGCGATAGCCGCGTTGAATGCGGAATCGACGATCGATCGCATGGTTGGCATGTCCAGCCAACGATTTCGCACCTGCAACTGATAAGCAACTTCTCCGCGCAGCGACTCATCTCGTGCTACCCGTTTATCCGCATCCCCGCTGCCGCACTCGGGAGAACTGGCGAGAAGGGCGCGTGCGAAATTCACACCATCCTTGAACGCAGCCTTGTAGTACGGATGAACTCCTTGACCTTCATCGTCGCCCAAGCTGACGTAGTGCTTTCGAATGGCATCCGTCCACTGATCCTCGCTCAACGTCACTTTCTCACTCATTGGGGACTCCGTAGATGGTGGCGAGAAG